AAACCTATGCCTGAAATTTATAATATGAATGATTCGCATCAGTTAGCATATGAACTTTATAACTTAGGATCTCAAATTGCCAGTGATTGGAAAAACATTGGTAATCCTACATTTAGCCGTCGTGAATATCTCATCCAAATAATGGCCGATTGGTATAATTTATTTAAAAAATCAATTCAAAAATACAAGAGTATGGCGCAAGGTGTAGCGGAAGGCGGTCCTTACGACTTGCCCGGTAAAGATTATGACCGTGCTGGAGATGCGCCACACAAACCTTCTAGAGCAAAAAACAATCCCTATCCTTTTAGCAAAGAAGAGGATGATGATTACTTCCGTGAAATATTCCGCAAGAAGCGTGAAGCCAAGGAAAAAGATAAAGATGTAGCGGAAGATTGGAACAAGGTCAATCATCATGATCATACCAACGGACTGAGTCAAAAAGCAGTTAACAGCTATCGTCGTGAACATCCAGGTTCAAAACTCAAGACCGCAGTCACTACCAAGCCCAGCAAGTTGAAGGCAGGTAGCAAGGCAGCCAAACGTCGCAAGAGCTTTTGTGCTAGAATGGGCGGTAACAAAGGTCCAATGAAAACCCCAAGTGGTAAACCTACTCCCAAAGCACTAGCCTTGCGCCGCTGGCATTGTGAAAGTTTGGAAGAACTGTTGGTCACAGCCAGACAACGCATATATGAAGCAGAAGGTGAGCCAGAAGGACTCAAGCATCTTACTCCGCATCTGGCCAAAGACATATTGGATCAGATTGAAAAAGAAGGTGTACATGCCATTGTTAAAAGTATTGAATGGGGAGATGGCGGAGCCAAAGAACTGATCAATATTATCAAGCGTGAACTAAAGAAAGTGGCCAACGATTAAAATGAAAAAACTGTTACTTGCCGTTGTATTTGTTAGTCTTACCGGATGCAGTGTGATCAGCAGTATCAAAGATCAAATACCCAGCGGCTGGGATGCCAATCAAAGTCAAGTAGTCACAGACATGCAACAAATGACACGTCATATTGATTGCACAGGAGACTTGAAGACACAACTGCATTCATTGTTTATGAAAGTAGAATGGTATGATATCTATGCCACTACTAAGAATACTCGAGACATGGCTAAATTAGATCAGGTTATGCTGACAACAATTAGAGAGTTTCAAGAAAGAGTAGACAAAGGCGCAGTTAGTGCAATTTACTGTGACATGAAGAAAAAAGTACTAATACAGCAAGCTGACGTCATTGCCAAGACGGTACAGGGGAGATTTTAATGAGCGACCAACTAATAGCAGTAGCATCAAGTGGTGATCAATGGGCGGCTGAACGTGCTCAGTATGCGTTACAAATAAGTGATGCAGTTGCTAGTGGACAAATGAGCAAAGAAGAAGCTACTGAAGTTTTACAAGATATGATTGCTACTCAACAGCTACAAGAACAAGCCCAAGCTGATCAAGTCAAAGCCGCCCTGTTCTTTGGTATTACGAATCTAATCAGTATGTACGTTTAAAAACATCAACTAGGGCCGAGACTAGGTCTTCAATCATTCCATCATCGTGAAACGGAGTAGGTGCAAAACGTAACCGCTCCGTTCCCACATCTACTGTGGGATAATTGATGGCCTGTACATAGATACTGTAGTCAGCTAGCAATGCATCGCTCATGGCTTTGGCTCGTTTGGCATCACCCACTAGAACAGGCACGATATGACTGGTACTACAGGTCATAACAGGTATACCAGCCACAGTTAATCTATGCTTGAGTTTGCGAGCACGTTCCTGATGCCGTTCGCGGATTTCGGGGTGATCCTTCAGCCATTTGATAGCTGCCATTGCGCCACTACAGGTCACTGGACTCATTGATGTTGTAAAGATAAAACCAGCGGCCACACTACGGATAGCATCTGCTACAATCCGATCGCAGGCAATATAACCGCCTTGAACTCCAAAGGCCTTTCCCAAGGTTCCGTTGACTATGTCAATCTTGTGTTCAAGAGCTAGTTCTTCTACTTTGCCACCTCCTGTTGCTCCGTATAGGCCCACAGCGTGTACTTCGTCAATGTAGGTAATAGCTTTGTATTTTTCTGCCAGTTTGCATATCTCTTTGATATGCCCCACATCACCATCCATTGAGTATACTGATTCAAATACCACACAAGGCGTATTGCCCTGTGCAAAACTGATCTTGAGTTTTTGTTCTAGATCTTCCAAGTCGTTGTGTTTGAACACAACTTTTTTAGCACGACTGTGTTGTATACCCACAATGATTGAGTTGTGATTGTTGGCATCGCTGACATATTCAATATTGGGAATGATCTTGGCCAGGGCAATCAAGGTCCATTCGTTGGCCACATAGGCTGAACTGAACAGCACAGCTTTTTCTTTCTTGTGTAGTGTGGCAATTTCGTGTTCCAAAGCCACATGATAGTGACTGGTGCCACCAATGTTGCGTGTACCACCTGACCCACTGCCTGTATGATCCAATGCAGTGTGCATGGCTTCTAGCACCACTTTGTTCTGACCCATGCCCAAATAGTCGTTTGAACACCAATTGGTTATGTTCTTGATATTATAGGGTCCGTACCAAATAGCACTGGGAAATTTGCCTGTTTCACGCACAATATCGTTAAACACACGATATTTGCCTGACTCTTTAAGTTCTGCTACCAGCTTCTCGAAGGGTTCTTTGTTTATCATAGTCCAGTATTTAACGATAAATAACTGGACAAACAAATATTGTGGCGTACTAGCGCATGTCATTAAATACTAGCAAGGAGAAACTATGTCATTAAATGCACAAACAGGCTATCACGAAAGTTCGGCGATGCCACAGCGAGTACGAGACGTACTTGGACGCTTAAAAGTATCAGTTCATCAAAACGTTTATGAAGCTGACTTTGAATACGGAACACAACCCCTACGTTGGGAAATTGTAACACAAGGCAGTGGTTCAGTTGCCTCTGTTCCCGGATCGGGTGGTGTGCGTATGCGTGTTACCAATGCGGCAGGCGATATTGCATTGCGTCAAAGTCGTCCATATCACAGATATCAACCAGGTAAGACCATGTTCATGGCCACAGGTTGTCAATTTGGTGTAGCCACTGCGTCGCAAGTTCAACGTGTGGGGTTCTTTGATGACTCAAACGGTGTATTTTTTGAACAAGGTGTTGCCACACAAACTAATCCATACGGCATGTATGTGGTGGTGCGCAGTGACGCAGGTGGCACAATACAGGAAACACGTTGGGGATTAGACAGCTGGAACGGCGATCTTAATAATATTCGTCAATTAGATTTCACACGTATACAGATGTTCTGGATTGAATATGCATGGTACGGAGCTGGTGCAACACGTTTTGGTTTCTGGATCAACGGTGAACCGGTGATTGCACATCAAATTGGCTGGGCCAACTACAACAACACAGTCAACGCAACTGGACCACAAACTCAGCCTTGGGCACGTACAGGTAACTTGCCAGTGCGCTATGAAATCCGTAACATAAATGCAGTGGTACCTAATCCCAGCGACATGTATCACTATGGTGTGTCGGTTATCGTTGAAGGTGGACGAGACGAACAGCGTGGTTTTACATACTCATATGGTTTGCCAAATACTGTACAAACTCGTTCAGTAAGTCCATCCACAACACGTTTTCCATTGTTGACAATCCGTGGACGCCAGTTTGGTACGCAGGAATACGGCACAGTTTATGCGTCATCAACTGGTGCGACAATTACATCAATCGGGGCGGCAGTGAGTTGTAACCTTACAGCCAGCATTTCAGGAACTACACTAACAGTCACGGCTACCAATTCAGGAACCATCCAAGCTGGACAACAGCTAACTGGTTTTGGTGTTGCATTTGGCACATATATAACTGGTGGTAGTGGGTCAACTTGGTCAGTAAGTATCAGTCAAACTACTGCGTCAACAACCATTACTGGATATAGTGTAACTATAACATTCCCAGCGGCCACATTTACCAGCGGACAGTTTAATGGACGCATGATATTCTTCCCAGGACAAGGCGGAACAGCATTAGATAAAAACGGTATTGTTGCTCGTGTGATTGCTACCAGCCCAACAACATTGATCGTTGCTGATCCTGTAACAGGTGGCGCATTGACATCAACGCCTAGCGTTGGTACTCCTCCAGCCGCAAGCGCAATGAGTGGAGGTGTAACTGGTGGATATACATTTACAGTTGGTACTATATCTGGAGCCACAGTTGGTATGAGTGTAACTGGCACTGGTATTAGTCCGGGCAGTATTGTTAGTGCCATTAATGGTAGTGTAGTTACCATCAACCAACCATTGACAGCCAACAGTGCAGGCAATGCTACATTTGTAGCAGGCTACTGTATTGGACTAATTAATCGTGGACAATTACTACCACGTCGTTTGATGGTGTCATCAGATACACGTTGCGTGGTTGAAGTTATTGCAGGTAGTATCACTAATAACAGCACACTAACTGGTGCAAACTTTGTACCAATGGCCAGCTCAGGATCGACCAACAGTTTCGCTGAACGTGACTTTAGTGCTACTGCTGTAGCTGGCGGCGAAGTTGTGTTTGCGTTTACACTTGCTAGTGGTTCAGGATTGCAGGATATTGACTTCAGCTACTTCTTCCCCTTGTATAACAGTATTAGAGGAAATCAAATTGATCAATTAACAGTTGCAATTACTACAATTAGTGGCACTACATCAGTTGTTGGTGCGCACTTGATCTGTCAAGAGGCTATGAGTTAATAAATGCTGGTCAAAGAAATACTCACCGAAGGCTTGAACAAGAAAGCAACATTTGCTATCCTGCATGACTTTGTACGATTTGCTGCCGAAGACTTGGAGCTCAAGAGCTTGCCACAGTTTGACTTTGTGTTTGACTCGAAGCAAAGTGTTGAGAACAAGAGCTTTGGTGGGTATAGGCCTGGAGCGGAACACATTACTATCACTGTAAAGCATCGTCATATCAACGATGTATGCCGTACCTTAGCACATGAGCTGGTACACTATTCACAAGATCTAAAAAGTGAACTAGAAGATGATGGTGCTGGTGCTACTGGATCGCCACAGGAAAACGAAGCTAATGCCCGTGCCGCGGTTATCATGCGCAACTGGGGCAAGAAGCATCCTGACTACTTTGATAAAGAATCAATAGAATAAAGAGTCAAATAAAAAGGCCCCGTAGGGCCTAGTAGTATTATATTGCACTTCTGCAAACAAAGCTATGCTTTACTTCTTTGTGCCCGTATTTACGAACCCATAGAACTTTTCAGCGGCTTCCATGATCTTGTCCATACCTGGAAACTCTGGCATTGCCACTGTGCTGACAACTTGTCCAGTTTTCTCATCACGAGCAACTGACATTTCCCAGCCCTTGAACTTCATATGATATTCATCCATAACAGCGTCTTTGGCCATGGCCAACACATCTGTACGGATCTCGTAGCCGTTTTTGCTGAACTTGACTTCTGGTAGTTTTGGAGTAAAATCAGACATTATTTTGCTCCTTTGCGAACTGTGTTTTTGGCATTGGCCACTAGTGTTTGTGCTAGGTCCAAGGTGGTATCAACCCAGCCTTGATAAAACTTAGTTTGTGCTTCGATCAGTGTGACTAATTTTGACTGCACTTCTTTGTCAGATACGAATGTATTGACGATTGTTTTCTTGCCACTTTGAATGGCGTCGATTGCTTGATTAAACATTTTAAATCTCCTGTGTGTAATGTTTGTGTGTTTGTAACAACGTTTGCTGTTACAGTTAGTATATATGCCTTTTGTGAAAAAACATAGTGTAATGGTTATCTTGCTATAAACAAGTATGTGACTATGGCCGCAATCGCCCATGCCGCACACTTCTCACCGTACTTGGCTTCAAATCGTGCAATGGCTTCTGCCATATTATGCTCCGTATACAGCTTTGGCTTCTGCAACACGACCTTGACGAGCAAGCCAAGCCGCATGACGTGCTTCACCTACTGATACTAATACATGCCATACTGTGCTCAGAATAGTTTTCATAATCCACGGCTCCAGTATTGTCCTTCAGCCTCATACTGGCGTGTCCAGTATTCTACATCAGATGCATTTGTTGGACGCTTGCTGTTGATATATTGTTCCAAACGGCTTTGGTAACCTGCCTTAGGGAACATTTCGCCTAGTCTTTCCATAAGAGCTAGCATTTTGCTTGATAAAGTTTTCATTTTGTGATATCCTCTGTTAGTGTATGTAGAATTGTGTCCTACCATGTATTTAGCACATCAGTATAAACCATGATAATTTTCAACCCATTTGATATAATTAAAAGTAGACTGTATAATTCAATAAATAACACACAACGAGAAAGAACATGCGTAAAAGCACCCGTAGTATTCTACAAGAACTTAGCGATATAGGCATTAGCCGCGATACTGATCTAGTGATAGAAAGCCGCGGATCCAACATCATTGCCAGCGCAGTTAACCTTCTCAGTATGATACGCGAACACTACGATGTGGAAACTGCCGCTGAACTAGAACGCAGATTCATAAATTCAATCAAATCCAACGATGCAACCAAGTTCAAACGTGGTATCAAGCGCATCCAAGAAGGCAAAGACACACAGGTATAAAATACCAGCTTGAAATTGAGCATATCTAGCCAATTTTTATTCAAACTACTAAATAATTATACAAAGGCCTTTTAGGAAGGTCGCTCGAAGAGTTCGAGCAGTATGGTAAGATTAGGAGAATATTATGCCATCATTATTAAACACAACAGTCGCCGCCAACTACGGCGCAATGTCAAAGCAAGACACATACGCAACAGGCGCAGCCTTTAGTGCATTCGGTACACGCCCACTACGTTTGCTCAAAGTTGTACTATCAAGCGGTTCATTGAATGACCTACGTTATCAAGACGGAACAACAAGCTCAACATCATATGCTGATGCCAACAGCTTGTTTGGTCAAGTGGTTCGCGCTATGCAAACCAACGCTGAAATCTATTTTGTTGGTCAACCTGACGCAACATCATTCTTAGCACTTGTTGCTGGCGACACAGTAGATGACGCAGAAACTTCAAGCAACGTTGCTGGTACAGGTTACGGTCAATTGGAAGCCACAATCAAAGCTACCATTGACGGACGTACAGCCGCTGGTCATGGTGCTGGTGCCGCTGGTACAGCAACTACAGTTACAATTACAGCAAGTGGTACTGCCGCTAACCCTAACTTCTTTGTTGGTGGTGCTTTAGGTACATTCGCTTAATTTGTAAATTAAGTTTATTCTCAGGGATGGGAAGCAAATCAGGACTCTTCGGAGTCCTTTTTTGTTGGCTTAAATACTGCATGGAATACAAACTATACACTCTAGTGGATATTACTCACACAGGACAACACAGGACCGAACCCGGTAAAGAATCACTGCGTTGGAAAGAACAAAACTTTCAAACTGTTATACAAACTTTGGGCATAAGATCCAATATACTTTACAGCAGTGGCCCTATTGCATCTGAAGTTGCTGGCAAACTGATTGGCTTTGACACTGATAAAATCATACGTGTGTGGCGATTTGATTTTAGCACAGACCGTGAGCATGTGTATGAATCCAATGGAGACCCCGTTGGCGCACTGATAGAAGATTTTACACTGGTGCCCTATATAGCAGGTCTAGATGAACGTATGGAACAACGATACGCAGTGTTCAACACTGAAGATCCGGGTAAGAATATTGCATTCTTCGCTAAATAACATTGTAGGCAAATTCAGTACACGTAAACACTTAGGCATTCAATCATACATTAGGCACATGACTCGGAGCGAGTCCCTGACTTATCACATTGGAGATGCCTTAACATGGCCACAAAAGAAGCAGTTGCACAACTAGCCGCAATACCCGAGCGTGTAAGCGTACTAGAAACCAAAGTAGAAAACATAAACGAAAAACTGGTTGATCTCAAATCGGATGTCAGAGACATGCACGACTGTTTGGATCAAACTCGTGATACAGTTCTAGCACAGTTAAATGTTATGACTAACGAGTATCGCACCAATGCTGAAAAATATTACGATCACGCCAATCATCTAAATGAATTGCAAACAGCCCAACACAATGAACTAGCTGGTAAAATTAACGAGTTGGAAAAAGTCAAAAGCAAGTGGACCATGTACGCCATGTCAGCGTTGGCCTTTGCCGCTGGCACTGGCTGGATCAACGCTATCAACTTCCCACACATATTAAAGTTCTTAGGCTTGTAATTCTGTTAAATACAGAATGAACGCATTAGAATTCATCGATCCAAATCCTCATCATCATGATCTCAACCCCGTCATATGGGATGACAAAGTCATGCGCCCTGAAATACAACATCAGCTACTGAAGATTGCACGGCATTTCATATCTTATCTAGATACCCCTAATCTCAAGCTCAAAGACGTCACACTCAGCGGCAGTTCAGCAGGATACAACTACAGCAAGTTCAGCGATATGGATCTGCATCTAGTGGTCAACTCAGAAGAAACATTTACAGCTGAAAAGAATCAATACAATTCAACTCACGACATAGAGATCAAAGATATTCCTGTAGAGCTTTACGTGCAACCAGCTAGTCAGCCTCATCACAGCGAAGGTATATACAGTGTGCTAAAAGGCCAATGGATACACGAACCTGTACACAAAGAACCCACAACAGATCCCAAAGACATAAAAAGCAAAGCTCGTAGTTATGCTCACAAGATAAACAGTGCCATGCGTAGCAAAGATTTGACCAAGTGCAAAGAAGCTATGGAATCACTCAAACGACTGCGCAAAGCAGGACTAGAATCAGGCGGCGAACAAAGCGTGGAAAATCTAGCTTTCAAGCTACTCAGAGCTAGGGGACAAATTGATAAATTGCGTAAATACATAGATAAACTAACAAGTGCTGAATTAAGCCTCGGGGAAAACAATGAAGATTAAAGACATATTAGGTGAAGACGGAATAACAGTCCAAAGTGTAACCGGCGACAAAGCCAAGCTGTCAAACGGCACTGAAATTGATGCCAAGACACTGACACCTGACTCAGCACATCCGGGACAGCTGACCATGCCGCAAATGGATCCTGCCGCCATCAAACCGGGTGCTATGGTCAATCAAGGTGAGCAGTCAGAGGACATGGACAACGATCCCCTGGCACAGCAGTATGTTCAACAGATCAATCAATTCATGCAACAGGCTACAGAGCCTTGGGAAAAGGCACAGTTACAAGCACGTCTAAAGGCTGTGCAAGATGGACAAGTGCCACGTTCAGCCAACGGCGGTGCAATCAAACAACTGCCTCCACGTGAATGGGAAGCAAACCTAGCCAAAACTGCTCCGTCGACTCTAGTTCGCATGCTGGGTGTGTTTGGTACCAGTGCGTACAGCCCTGAATATCTCAAACAACACAACATGTTGAGTCGAGGTCTTGATCACATTGGGCTTGAGGAAGCTGACCTAACTGAAAAGAAACACAAAGACACTATGGCGCAAGGCGGCAGCGACATTGGTGGCGACAATGGTGGAGACAAGGGCGATGATTTTATCGATGATGTGAAAGACAAAGGCTATGAACGTAAGAATCGTAATCCCGGATCCGGCAATCGCGGTCCTATTTCGGGTGGTAAGTTGAAAGAAACTGATGAGCTGTACAAGTGGCTCACCATCGCTGGTCTAAAATGAAAATAAGCGAGCTATTGACTAATTTCGTTATCTATACTTCCATTGAGGAACAGCAGATACTAGAAAAATTGGACCAGCCTGTTAAACTATCTAGACTCAGTGAGCATGATCAATTTAAAGTGCAGGCCATGATACGCAAAAGTCTAGTGGTCAAAATAGGTATGGAAGATCCCATGGTGGTAAAGAACAAGGACCTTGATTTCCAATAGCATCATCTGTGCAGGATAAGTACTGTGCAATGAAACAATCATCTAAAACCAAAAAACCCCAAGGTCGCGTGATCAAAGAGCTGGCACAGCACTTTGAAGAGGATCTCAAAAAATCACTGCCCATAAGCATACAGCCCAATGGCACTATAGTGTACAAAACATATTATATCAAAAAGAACTCACGTGAAAACTGGGGTTTGTTCAATATAAACAGCCACGATCAAGTCAACGAATTTTATCTCAAAACCTGTGCGCTTATGGCAGCCAAGGCCTACAGCAGTGTAAATTTAGATAAATTCTACGAAATCAAACGTGCAGACAATCTTTACTGGGCTAACTATTGCGATTTGCAAGTGTATCGCAAAAATATCAAGACTGCCAAAGAATTTGAGAGATATTTGATCTTGTTAAATAAACTTGAACACACAGAATTCCTAACTGAACATTACAAGGAAAAGATTTCCATGATGTTTAAGTGGAGTTTTGTATAAATACTTACAATATAGCTTAGGGATACCACCATGCAGATTAGAGAATTATCAAAACCAGTTACAGCTAAACAGCTTAACGAAAACTTAGCCAAACAATATGGCTACAAACTAAACTTAGAAAAGTTTAGCGATGTGCAATTAGAAGATGCACGTAACAAGTTACGTACCAAGCTGAGTCAGCTTGAACTTAGTGAAAACTATGATGCCATCAACGAAAATCCCGACTATCAAAAGACCAAAATCATGCTGGACTGTATCAATACAGAAATTTTAGAGCGTGAGGCAATTGCAGAGGGCACAAAAGACCTACCAGGCAATCAAGAAAAGATTGATGTTGCAAAACCAAAAGGCAAAATTGACGGCAAGGACATGGCCGCTCTACGTGCAATGAAGAAAAAGAAAATGGAAAGTGTAAATCTAGCATTAATGGTTAAAAAGGCTCGTGAGCATTCAGTTCCAACCAAGTGGATCGAATCGGCAATCAGCCGTATCAAACTAGGCGAAACAGATCAGCAAGAACTAACAGCAGAATTAACAACACGTTATGACCTAAGTGAAGGCCAAGCCAACTATATTGTATATCTAAAAGAAGGTGAGCAAACCAAGGCAGAAGTAATTATGGCCACTAAAGACATGGTGGACCAAATTACAGGCTGGTACGAAGATGTGGCTCAATTAAAATCTGAGCATCTTCTAGAACTATTAGACTCTATAAGAGAAGCACTAGGCAGTGACGTTGCCAGCAAATATGAACAGGCAGTCAAGCCTGCACTGGATCAGATCTATTCATCAATTGAACAAGCACGTCAAGGCATATCATCAGGCCTAGCTCTAGTATCAGGTGGCGAAGCTCCTGGTATGATGGGAGCACCAGCTCCAACAGGCATGCCAGGCGAAGACGCAGGTATGGGTGGTGAAACACCTCCGATGCCCGGTGAAGCACCAGACATGGGTGCAGAAACTCCAGCACTACCAGGTGCAGAAGCAGGCCGTGAGAAGCGTGAAAGCATTGACTACAGCCGCCGCTTAGGCATGATGTTGGCTCAATCAAAAAAAAACTAAATGAAAACCTGGATCCCTTGGTAATGTTACTGAGGGATGAACAGGCCAAAGCCAATCGCGAATTTGCCGCAACTGGCAATGAAACTTCTGCTCCACTGTCGTGGAAAGCGATTAACCAACTGATCAGTGCATCAGGCAACCCAGAAGTGTCTTACGATGAGTTTGCACAACGTTGGGACAGTCAAGAGCCAGATGATCAAATACTCAAACAATTGGTAGCTAGATTTGATGGTCAGGGTCTTGTGATCAAGACCAAAGGTTCCGGTTCACAACCTGACATGGGTGAGCCCAATCCTGGAAAATCCAGTGTAGCTGCCGCGGCAGATCAAGCAACAGATCGAGCGTTTGCCTAGTTGACAAGTTACACAAGTTAGTGTAAACTAACCTAATGTCACTACTAATAGAAAGGTTCAACTACACACCTATCAACAGACAAAGTGTAGAAGGTAAGCGTTTGTACGCACTTCCAGACGGAACCAAAGTTCCCAGTGTTACCACAATCCTTGACAAGACCAAAAGTCAAGAAAAGATTGATGCACTCAACAATTGGAAAAAACGTGTGGGTGAAGCCAAGGCACAGGAAATTGTAACTGAAGCCAGCGGACGTGGAACTAGGATGCACAAGTTCCTTGAAGACTATGTCAAGTCGGGCATTGTTAACGAACCCGGAACTAATCCTTACAGCAAGCAAAGTCATATTATGGCCAAGCATGTGATTGAAAAGGGTCTATGCAATGTTAATGAAATATGGGGTGTAGAAGTTCCCTTATATTATCCGGGACTATACGCAGGCACTACTGACGGATGCGGATTGCATCTCAATGATCAAAGCATATTAGATTACAAACAAACCAACAAACCCAAAAAAGAAGAGTGGATTGAAGATTACTATCTTCAGTTGACTGCTTATGCTCTAGCACACAACCAAGTACATGGCACTAACATATGCAAAGGTGTAGTTTTAATGTGTGTTAGTCCTAAAATGAACGACAAACTTGAAGTTATAGAACAACCCGTTTATCAGGAATTTATCTTAAAACCCCAAGATTTCAGCTACTGGGAAAGCAAGTGGTGGGATAGGGTGGAACAGTACTACGGTAAGAACTGATAAATATCTCATAAGAGGATATTTTTCATGGCCGTATATCAGATATCAAGAATACAAGTACGTCGCGGACAAGCGAATAGTGGTACAGGATTGCCACAGCTAGCATCTGGCGAAATGGCTTGGGCTATCGATACACAGCAATTATACATCGGTAGTGGTGCTGTAAGCGAAGGCGCTCCGGCAGTCAGCAATATCCGTGTTCTTACAGCGCAGGATCTGGGTCTACAAGGTAACTTGTTGGGACTAGCACAGTATGTGTATGGATCCAGTAACAGCTCTATTATTACAGGACCCAACGCCAACAGTCCTGTAGGACGCACTGTTAATACGAGACTGGATGATCAAATAACCACAGCAAATTTTGGCACAATAGCAGACGGTGCCACAGATGATACCGCCGCACTACAACGTGCTATCAATCAATTGTTCCTAAACCCTAGCCAGGTCAGCTGGCAGAATACCAACAGTGCAGTCAAAACCAGGGCAGTGCTGACAATGCCGCCTGGCAATTATTATACCTCTGATACCTTGTACATACCCAGCTATACCAATCTGGTAGGAGCAGGCATAGACAAGACCATAATCAATTATCATCCCAAACAATACAGCATATCGGGCACATCAACGTATAACAATGCTATTTTGGCTGCAACAGTCGCCTCTTCAACATATGTAGGCTATATCGTTACATGCCCAGCCAGTCCTACCGCGATTCCAAACAACACTACAGTTACAGGATTTACCGCAGGAGTAAGTTTGACACTGAGCAACAATGCGGCAGCCGGTTTATCTGGCGCTACATTTGTGTTGACCAGTCCTAAACCCGCGGTGCAGTTTGTTAACGACAACTCCACAGCAGGCTCACCTGATCCAGTAGCTGCCAGTACCACAACACAGGCCCGCAAGATACGCATCACTGATTTGACAATCTCAACCGCAACCGGACTCAATACTTTGATGCAATGCAATTCAGTGCGTGAAAGCAGATTTGAAAATATTGGATTGAATGGCTATAATAGTCAAACGCCATTTTCTGGAATTATCAATAACAACAGTATAGGTATAGCACTCAACAGCCCTATATCAGCTCAAACACAAGATAACATCTTTAGGAACATCAGAGCAACAGGATTGACCTATGGTGTGTATTCTTATCAGGATATTACACACTACTGCGAATTGGCAAATAACTTATTTGAGAACTGTTATTTTGCCAACAGCCTGATGGGATTCTTTTTAGGTAATGGTTACGTTTATAATATTGGTACTAGCCCTACAGGTCCAATTCAAACACAGATAGTCAATAATAAATTTTATTATATACAACAAGAGGCAATTTATATTGCAGCCGGAACCGGAACCACTGTACAAAACTGCAAATATACCTATGTTGGTAACAATGGCGGAACCAACTTGGTAAGCACTTATCCTCAAGTGTATTTTGCGACCTATGGCAATTCATCAGTAGGTGATATCAGTGATAGAGATACTAATCTTGCCAACCCAAATACCAGTAGCAACCCAACATTTGCATTGATACCTTATGTACCTGTAGTGAGCGGACATGGTACTTATTCATACACTGGCAATTCCTCATTGTCGCTGAACTATACAGTGTCGGCTACACAGATTTTTAAATTGCCATTGACTTGGTTGTCCAGCCAAACTGTTCCCAAAGCCACTTTGTTCAGTACAGTTTCTCCTGCAGGTCCAACAGGGCAGATAATATATTCAGTACCCTACGTCTATGCCAGCAACAAAAATTTTACCAGACAAGGCATCCTAACCATCACAGCTGATGCGGCAAATCAACAGCTACAGTTAAGCGATGAATATAACTTTGCCGGAGCCGATGCAAGTCCAAATACTACATCGTCTATTGCGACCAATTTAGATTTTCAAGCTCAGTTCCTAGACAAGAACGGAGTCCTTACTTCTATCAGTAGTTTGGCTCCTTTCTCTATAGTAGTCACCTATATCAATACCCTATCCAGTGATAGCGGCACTTTCAGCTATACATACAACTCAGTATTCTAAGCCAAACAACTAGACAACGCTATAAAATGCGTATATAATTTAGTTTATCAGCGTGATAAGAAAAGTTAGAACTACGAAATAGGGCAAAATTGTTCTAAATTGTTGTCTTTGAATAGAATTTTAGCGCCATTCTATTCTCTAATAAATACTACCTAGACACATTAAGTACAATACACAACCTATTCAAAGAAACAGACAATGATAAAGATTACCGTAATAAAGAGAAGTGGCAACAAGGAAGATCTAGCAGTAGAAAAATGGCAAGCCCAAGTTGCAAAAGTTTGCCAAGGTATTGCCGATGTTAGTCAATCAATGATTGAGATCAAAAGTCAGCCACACTTTTATGATGGTATCACTACAGCAGAGATCGACGGCATTACACTACGTGCCATAGTAGACCTAATCGATGTAGAATCGAATCCGGATGTAGGTCACACCAATTATCAGTATGTGGCAGGCAAACAGCGTTTGTCAATGCTACGTAAAGATGTATATGGACAATATGAGGTTCCCCACCTCTACACAATCGTCAAGAAGAATGTTGATGTAGGACTGTACACTCCGGAACTGCTGGAGTGGTACACTGAAGATGATTGGAACCGAATGAATGACATGCTGGATCATGAAAAAGATGAACAGTATGGATATGCGGCTATTGAGCAGTTGATTGAAAAATATTTGGTACGCAATCGTGCGACAAAGGAAATTTATGAAACTCCACAAATTAGATATATTGTGGCAGCGGCTACTGTGTTCCATAAAGAAGAACCTAACAGTGCTAGGATGCGTTATATTAAAGAGTATTATCAAGCCGCTTCAGATGGTTTGTTTACTTTGGCTACTCCTGTGCTGGCTGGTCTTGGAACTCCTACTAAGCAATTTAGTAGTTGCGTTCTTATTCGTAGCGATGATGATTTGGATTCCATTTTTGCCTCTGGTGAAATGATGGCCAAGTATGCCAGCAAACGTGCAGGCATTGGTTTAGAAATTGGTCGATTACGTCCACTAGGTAGTCCTATCCGTGGTGGCGAAATTATGCACACTGGCATGATCCCATTCTTAAAGAAATGGTTTGGTGATCTACGCAGTTGCAGTCAAGGAGGTATCCGTAATGCAAGTGCTACTGTGTTTTATCCCATTTGGCATCTACAGTTTGATGATCTTATTGTTCTTAAGAATAACCAAGGAACAGAAGAAACTAGGGTTCGACATATGGACTATGGAGTGGTATTGTCTGCCTTCTTCTGGAGACGATTTCGAAATAAGGAAGCTATAACTTTCTTTGATCCCAATCAAGTACCTGACTTGTATGAAGCGTTCTACAAGAACACGCCCCTGTTTGAAGAGTTATATGTCAAATATGAAAAGCGCAAAGATCTACGTACCAAGACTATGAGTGCCGAAGAAGTATTCAAGAGCGGAATACTAAAAGAGCGTACAGATACTGGACGTATCTATCTTGTGTTCATTGACAATGTACAGAATCAAGGACCATTCGATCCTGAATACCACACTATCTATCAAAGTAATCTCTGTTGTGAAATACTATTACCTACTAAATCTTTCAAGCGTCTTGATGATGTGGATGGCCGTATTGCTCTTTGCACACTCGGCTCGATCAACTGGGGAGCATTCCGCAATCCAGAAGACATGCGCCGTGCTTGCCGTATTTTACAGCGTAGTCTATGCAACATACTTGACTACCAAGATTTTCTAAGTATACAGAGCAAACTCAGCAATGATGAGATACAGCCACTAGGCATTGGTGTTACTAACCTAGCCTACTGGCACGCCAAGCGTGGCCTACGCTATGGCGAAAAAGATGCATTGCAGGACGTTAAGAGTTGGATGGAACATCAGGCCTTTTACTTGACAGAAGCCACAGTCGAACTAGCCAAAGAACGTGGTGCTTGTCAGCATAGCTCACATACACGATACGGCAAAGGCATCTTTCCCTGGGAACTTAGAGCCAAAGGTGCTGACCAGTTGGCAAACTTTGCTCCCGAACTTGACTGGGAAACACTGCGTACCAATATGAAAGAATACGGTGTGCGCAATGCTACGCTTATGGCTATTGCTCCAGTGGAGTCTAGCAGTGTTGTTATCAATTCAACTAATGGCATAGAAATGCCAATGAGCTTGATTAGCACTAAGGAAAGCAAAGCAGGATCGTTTACACAGGTTGTTCCCGAGTATCATAAACTCAAGAACAAGTATCAAATGATGTGGGATCAAAAGGATTGTACAGGTTATTTAAAAACTGCGGCAGTGCTAGCGGCCTATGTGGATCAGAGTATCAGTACTAACACTTTTTATAATCCAGCACACTTTGCTGATCGTAAAGTTCCAACCACATTGATTGCCAAGAACTTGATGCAAGCACAGCTATGGGGTTTAAAGACATTCTACTACAGTTTGATCAACAAAGCAGGCAGTAAACAAATAGCAGAAGAAGCTCCCACAATGTTAGAAGCTATTGATTTTGACAACGAAGAAGATTGCGAGGCATGTAAGCTATGAGTAAAGAACAATATAATTTAAAAACAAAGACAGACTACCTTAATCGTAAGATGTTCTTAGACCCAGCGGGCCCAGTTACTATCCAACGATTTGAAGAAGTTAAGTACAAAAAGATTGCAGACTTTGAAGCTACTGCACGTGGCTTCTTTTGGCAACCAGAAGAGATTAGTCTAAGCAAGGACTCTAACGATTTTAAAGATGCCAGCGATGCAGTCAAGCATATTTTTACCAGTAACCTACTACGCCAAACAGCTCTTGACAGTTTGCAAGGTCGCGGCCCTACACAAGTTTTTACACCAGTGTGCAGTTTGCCCGAAGTAGAAGCACTCATGTACAACTGGGGCTTCTTTGAAACCAATATCCACAGCAAGAGCTATAGCCATATCATTCGTAATATCTACAATGTGCCCAAAGATGTGTTTAGCACAATACACGACACAGAAGAGATTGTGGGCATGGCCTCAAGCGTGGGAAATTATTATGATGCATTGCATGTTATAAACTGCCGCAAAGAAGCAGGCGAAAAGATCAATGAAAAAACTCATATCAAAGCAATTTGGTTAGCATTGCATGCCAGCTATGCGTTGGAAGCATTCCGCTTCATGGTTAGTTTTGCTACAAGTCTTGCAATGGTAGAGAACAAGATCTTTATTGGCAATGGCAACATCATCAGTTTGATTCTACAAGACGAACTGCTACACAAGGGTTGGACTGCCTATTTGATCAATCAAGTGATCAAAGAAGATCCGAGATTCGCTGAAGCCAAAGCAGAATGTGAAGCAGAAGTTTATGCACTGTATGCGGATGTGATACGTGAAGAAAAGGCGTGGGCAGATTACCTGTTCAAGATGGGTCCGGTGATCGGACTTAATGCGGCTATTCTCAAAGACTTTGTTGACTATACAGCAGTTGGCGCATTAAAAGATATTGGCATCAAGTACCAATCCAATGCACCTAGGTCTACTCCTATTCCTTGGTTCAATAAACATAGCGACACCAGCAAAAAACAAACAGCATTACAAGAAAACGAATCAACTAACTATGTGATAGGTATCATGGGTGAAGGCATTGACTACGATGAGTTGCCCGTGCTATAATAACAAAAAGGAACTAATATGAAAGCAATAGTATGGAGTAAAAATGCCTGTCCGTTTTGTGATCAAGCCAAGGGCTTGCTCAAAATGAAGGGAATAGAGTTTGAAGAACGCAATATGAGCAAAGATTGGACCAAGGAGCAGTTGATGGCCGCTGTGCCCAATGCCAGAACTGTGCCGCAGATATTTATAGATGATAAATTAATAGGCGGGTTTCAAGAACTAAAGAAACATTTTGAAAAGGTATAATATGTTAATTAATAAAGGAATAGCAGAAGGCGAAGTGGTCACAATCAAAACTACAGCCGGTGAAGAAATTGTGGCTAAATTAGTTACAGATGGTCCACTCAGTGTTACTGTTAAAAAACCTCTTTGTCTCACTGCTACCAAAGACGGGATTGGCCTAGTGCCGTTCTTGTTTACCACAGATCCTGACACAGAAATTAGCATTAACAAAAACAGTATAATGGTTCTTGCGCCAACTATCAAAGATGCCGCAGATCGTTATACAGAACAAACAACTGGTATTAAACTGGTATAATTAAAGGAAACACAATGAGCACACAATATCAAAAATTCACATCATTAGTAGAATCAATGGAATCAGACTTTGAAAAGTTTTATGACAAGGGCGTAAGCGCCGCGGGCACACGAGTTCGCAAACACTTGCAAGAATTGGCCAAACTTTGCAAAGAAGGGCGCAATGACGTAACAGCAGTTAAGAACGCCAAGAAAGAAGTCAAGTAAATGCCAACATGACTATCACTGTTGTATCAATCCCTGCAACATTAACCGTTGATGTAAACAATGCGTTTACCATGCAGGGTATTTTTAATTCAATATACAGCAGTCTTCCTCCGCCTACTGTGGTCAGCTCAACTGGCATAGTAGGCGGCATCACTAGTATAAATCCAACAGAAGGCCCTTGGTCGGCCAGCATCTCCGGAATGTCATCCACAGCTGGATTGTCTATAGGTGATAGAATTACTGCCACTTCGGGCACTGGCACATTGTATGGTGCCACTCCGGTAAGCTGTACTGTAGACAAGATAGGATCTAATAATACTATTGAGTATACTGTAGTTGGAGGCACAACACCAACATCTGGTACCATAACAAATATTACCAAATATCAATACACAGTAACAGGTATCAGTTTGGCTATGATAGGCTTGCCTTGCAAAACTGAAGGTGTAATTGACAGCTATATGGACATCAAGGATGCAGTGGCGCGATTGTACAATTACTGTATGAAAAGTTATTTGGAACCCATATGGAAAGTACTCAATGAACTGCTGAAGGCATTAGAAGCGGTAGTGGGCAGTTTGTTTTCCGTGGATCTCACAATACCGGTGTTGAATCTCACTATTAGCGATTTGTTCAGCGATAACTTGTACAATAAGTTGACTATCAGTATCACAAACTTGTACAACAACGCAAGAGAAGATTTGCTTTCTTTGCTTAGGTTTTTAGGTATTCCGTTTCAACCGTTTTCGGGTGTTGATTCACCACAAACAGATATTGCCAGTATTGTAAAAAATGCCATGGTCAGCCTGTGGGGACAATTGATTAAAAAACTGGCTGACATACTGCAAGCAATAAAAACCGGATTGACTGCGTATGATATTTTAACAAATCCTGGATCATTTTATCGTCCATTAACTACTATTTGGGTTGATGTAACTGATGCAATTTTAGGAAAAATTTCATTATTCTTTTTAACAGGCGGTCCTAGTGTGCAAGAAATATTAAATGCCTTGGAGGACTTTGTAAAGTCTGCACTGAAGAAAACCACAGTAACAGCTCAAGAGATCTTGGACTATCTCACAGGATTCACACTGCCAGTGTTTGGCAAGCCATTTGATTGGGATTTGCCATTCCAAGGCGGCGTTCGATCTCCGCTGAAAGATCTCAATCAACTGCTGGGCGATATCAAAAATTATTGTACAAACTACATAGCTCTAATACTGGCAGCATTTGTCAAGGCTATCAGTTCTATCTTAAGTGTATTTTCACTCAGTGTGTCTTTTCCGGTGCTAAGTATTAATTATACCGCATGTGCAGTTGTGAACAACCCAGGAACCTAAATGGCCTATTCAGACAAAGTAATCGATCACTATGAAAATCCTCGCAATGTAGGATCGTTTGATAAAAATGATCCCACAGTGGGCACTGGCATGGTGGGAGCACCTGCCTGTGGCGATGTAATGAAACTGCAAATCAAAGTAGACACAGATGGCATCATTACCGATGCTAGATTTAAAACATATGGTTGTGGCAGTGCCATTGCCAGCAGTTCACTTATCACGGAATTGGTCAAGGGTATGAGTTTGGATCAGGCAAGTTCAATCAAGAACAGTGATATTGCACAAGAGCTGGCTCTTCCTCCGGTCAAGATACATTGTAGTATTCTAGCAGAAGATGCTATCAAGGCAGCCGTAAATGATTACCGTAACCGAAATAGCTCAAGCTAAGATCAAACTGAATTTGGCTAAGCGTGGGCGTGGCGTCGGCATACGTATAGGTGTTAGAACCACAGGATGCAGTGGTTTGGCCTATACCATGGAATATGTGGACAAGTACGAAGCTGAAGTGGGTGTTACTAATTTTGGACATAAAGATTTTGTATTATTGGTAGATGCCAAAAGTCTAGTTTACTTAGATGGGCTGACCATGGATTGGGTTCGCAATGGGCTCAATGAAGGATTTGATTTTGCCAATCCAAATGAAAAAGATCGTTGCGGATGCGGTGAGTCATTTAGAGTTTGACAAGTTCCAAAAGTGATGTTATAATACTTGTATTGTTATAACTTTTGGAGTCAAAATTGAGTATGCACTTAGAAGGTCCGTGGCTATCAACCACAGGCAAGCAAAAAGGCCGCAAGAAATTTGCTTCAGCAGAGCATGCTCGCAAGGCACGCGAGCAAGAAGCCAGTTGGAAGGAATTGCTCAAACGGCAGGGAATCGAACTTGAAGAAAAGAAACGTCGACGTGCTATGGCCAGTGAAAGTTTAGGTAGCACTTACAGTTTGAAGATTCCAGAAGGCCGCAATACCACAGCACATATCCCCAGCAGAGACACTGGTGGCGGTGTAGCCACGTTGCCTCCGGCCAAAGTTTATACAGGAAACATGGTAAAAGGCATTGCGACCATGCATAAGAGCAACGCAGTACCAGTTTTTAGTGATGAACAAGCAGTTGACATTAGTCGCATGAGGCGTTAAACTGTGACTAAGTATAAACATAGTGTTATTCCCCTGGTAACAGAGGATAACTATATATTGTCCCCGAAGGATTTTGGGACAAACAGCAGTAAGGCTAATTTTTACAGGAGAAATATACAGCCAATTTTTAATGATGGTACTAGCGATACCTCATCCAGCGTAAAGGAGAAAACAATGATACGCATTATCAAAATAGTAATAAATGTGCTAGTCGTACTAGCCATTGCATCTGTAGCACAACAAGCAGTTTCAAGAAAGTTTGAACGTCTTGAACAGGCTCGCGAAACAGCAAGCCCAATTACAGCCAAAATGAGACAAACTCAATTAGATTGTCTGGCTCGTAACATATACCATGAAGCAGGCGGTGAACCTTTTGAAGGCAAAGTGGCCGTGGCTCAGGTAACAATCAACAGAACCGAAAGTGGTCAATTCCCTTCTGACATCTGTGGTGTAGTCTATCAAAAAAATGTAGTCTACGAACGTGTACTTTGCCAGTTCAGCTGGTATTGTCAAGGTCCCAGTGCCATGAAACCAATGAACGGGCCGATATATACTGAAAGTATGGAAGTAGCCAAAAAGGTGCTACTAGAAGGATTCCGCTTGCCGGATTTAAAGAAAGCTCTATACTTTCATGGGGATTATGTACAACCCGGTTGGGGCAAGAAACCAGTGGCCAAAATTGGCCGTCACATTTTTTATGATTAATCAAGGATAATTATGAACGCAATAGTTGAAAAAATCAAAACAGGAATCCACGATCTATTTGATTTGGATTTGTTAGTTAAAAATCTCAAAGAACACGCACCGCATGTGAGTGCAGAAACAATGGGGTGGGTAGCAGTTATTCTGCTACATTTGGCCACTATTCCCACGATGCTGGCAGTCCTAACAGGATTAACAGAGAAAATGCCACCGGTTGACATGGTTTTGTTCAGCTGGGCTGGGCTATTTTGCTTTTTTATCAAAGCCGCGATCCAAAAGGACTTTTTGAACATTGTAACCATTGGATTCGGCTTCTTTTGCCAAGCCGCTGTACTAGCACTAATAGTGTTTAAGTAATCGACATGCTAAATATACTATATAACAAGGAGTATCCAAATGGCTGGATCAGGATTTCAATTAGATAGTAATCAGTTAACACCAACTGCTTATCGTATCAGCATCAATACAAATACCAACTTTGCTACCACTGGAACAGCAGGCGGCGGCGTGAACCCTTACGATTGGGACAGTTCAAATTACACAAATGCTACAGCAATGTCAGCGGCGCAGGCACTGTTGCTGGCCCAGGGCAATGTGCGTTGGAACAACATTGTTCAACAATTGAGCACAGTTTCTGATTGCCGCATTTTGGATGTGGTCATCACTGGTGGCGGAAGCCCAGCTGGTACAGATGCTACTTCAGCAAATACCGCAGTGGCATTTACTGTGGTGTTTGATCGTGCTTCTGTTATTGTTGGCAATTGGAATGCTTGGTTAAAAAGCCAAGGCGCAACAGCCAACGGTACATTCACCAATGCAGATGGTTCAACTGGTACAGCCTACAACAGTTTGAATGCGTCAGGTACAGTTGCTATCAACACTACAGCACTGGCAGTTCAAGATATGATTGCCACTGCGCTGGTAGCAGGCGGAGCAAGCGCAGGATACACTAGAAACTTCCGCGTATACAGTCCTTCATCACTCGGTGACTCACAAGTCAAAGTCACTGTTCTTCAACCATGCACCCCAGCACAAGCGTATACCGGCGTAGGTACCGCAACCTTAATTGACACTATTGGGCTGGTAGGCGTACCATTATAATCGAAAGACAGGAATGATATTAGCGTATCTACTACTACTAACAGGTTTAACAATATCGGCGGTCGCAATCTACTACTCAGTGGTAGGTTTGACCGCTATCTTTTCTGCCGCGGCCATACCCATTATTATCATGGGGTCAGCTCTTGAGGTAGGTAAACTGGTGTGTGCAAGTTGGCTCAAAGCCAATTGGGAACGTGCTCCACGTTTCATGAAGTACTACATGGTCATAGCAGTTGTAGTACTGATGCTGATTACGTCAATGGGCATATTCGGATTCCTTTCAAAAGCCCACAACGATCAAACCCTAGTCAGTGGAGACGTTGGCAGTAAGATCGCAATCTATGATGAAAAAATCAAAACCGAAAAAGAGAATATTGAAGCAAACCGTAAGGCACTTAAACAGATGGATGAGGGAGTGGACCAAGTACTGGGTCGCTCAACAGATGAAAAAGGTGCCGACAAAGCTGTGGCTATGCGTCGCTCCCAGCAGAAAGAACGTGTTAGACTTCAAGCTGAAATATCACAGTCGCAGAAGTCTATCGCGGAACTTAATGATGCCCGTGCGCCTATTGCCGCCGAGGTACGTAAAGTCGAAGCAGAAGTTGGGCCAATTAAGTATATCGCGGCGTTCATCTACGGCACAGCGCCAGACGAAACAATGCTGGAACGAGCAGTAACTTGGATCATTATCCTTATTGTAGTTGTATTTGACCCATTGGCAGTTATCATGTTGTTAGCCGCACAGATGACATTTGGTTGGAAGAAAGAACAAGAACACGTACCGGAAGAAATACCAGTTGTATCGACACCAGCTGATGAAATATTGAAACAGGGTGTTACCAACAGTAGCCCTGCCGATAATATACCGTTGATCACAGAATACGAAGGCGTTATAGCGGCAGGAACTCCCGAAGTTTTAGACGACAAGCCTGCAGAAATTATTGAAGAAACAGAATTGGACAAATGGAACAAAATGGTGGAAGAAGCTGAACGAGCTATTGTAGAACCTGGTCCTAGTTTAGAAGAACGTTTGGCATCCGGCGAGTCCTATGTGGACAGTGAGGGCAACGAGAATCCAGTGTACTCGGAAGAAGACGGCTCAAAAAAAAAGACCTATATGATCAAGGACCCTACGGGGCAGATCCAAGTCAAGAACAGAGAATAGAGTATGTTCAAAATGAAGAACAATCCACTGATACCATTTGGTCTAGACTTAGCGAAAGAATTGTACACAGGCCAGTAGATGAGCTATATAAAGCATACCATGAAGGAGCATTCAAAGATTTTACAGTAGACGAGTCGGAGATTGAACTGTGTAATTTTGTCAAACAAACAATAGACACAGGGCCTAGATTCTATGACTATGCGGCAGAAAAAACAGCATATTTTGAAAAACGAATATATGAACTTAGGAAAAATAACTTTAATAACACCCCCTGACAAATTGTTCAATAACAATTTGAGCTACCTTTTGGTCAAGCCCAGCAACTTTGTCAAATCACAATTCCAAACCATACTGAGTCATGGTCTAGAAGATTTGAATGTGTTTATATTTGACAACGATGATACAGACATCAGTTGGCTGTTAAGTTCCAGCTATCAAGCTGATTGTATTATTATTGATGTAGACAACTGTGATCCCCAAACACACAAGTTTGTTACTCTATTGCTGATGCATCCCAATGCATACTATATGACCAAGGATGAAACAACTCCGTATCATCTTATCAGCCGTAATAGAATTTACGATCTAAATTGGATAATAGAAAAAATCAAAGCAGAAGAGGAAGAAGGCCCAGAAGATGAACCAGAAGAATAAAGGTACAGGTGTCACTGTCAAGGACGGAGAGAACATCAATCAGGCCTTGCGTAGATTCAAACGTAAGATTGAGGATTCAGGGCTTTTGGAAGATTTACGGGCTAAAGAATTCTACGAAAAACCTACCACTGAACGCAAACGTAAAAAAGGTGCGGCCCAAGCACGTTGGAAAAAGAAGCTGAAAGATCAGCAATTACCCAAAAAAATGTATTGACACACTGATCTAAATCTGTTATAATAAGGTATGCTTACTGACATTATGATAGATTTGGAGACTCTAAATACAACTCCAGACGCAACCATCCTAACTATAGGTGCTGTTAAATTTGATCCGTTTGGATTAGAATTAAAAGAACCTGCAATGAAAAGCTTCTACTGTAAAGTAGATGTTGATTCGTGTGATAGGATCGGTCTTACCACTAGCGATGACACAATAGAATGGTGGGCAAGTCAAAGCAAGGAAGCCCAAGAAGCGGCTTTTGATCCCGAAGGAAGAATTGATATTGAAGAAGCGTTTGCGCAACTGTATAAATTCTGTTGGGGCGCAAAACGTGTATGGTCAAACGGTTCATGTTTTGATATTGTGATCTGCGAACATGTGTTCCGTAAAATCAATCGAGCTTGCCCATGGAAGTTTTGGGAAGTACGTGATGTACGCACTGCTTTTGATCTAGGCATCAATCCTCAGCGTCCTCCTATTACAGCTCACCATGCGCTAGAAGATGCATGGAATCAAGCAGTGGGTATTCAGAATGTCTACAATACTCTACGCACTTCGACTACATATGAAGGTAAGATGCTACAACCGTTTATTAATCAGAGGTAAAAAATGGACAGTCAAACTAAAGAAGTAATGGACATTCTACAAGAAGAATGTGCCGAGGTAATACAAGCGGTTAGTAAAATCAGCCGTTTTGGGCTCGATAATCTCAAGCCAGGAAAACCTAAAACCAACAGGGAACACTTGGAAGAAGAACTAGGCGATTTACAAGCAATGGTAGATATTCTACAAGAGCTTGACATTGTTAGCTTTGCCAACATTGAAAAAGCCGCAGAGGCTAAACGAGAAAAACTTAAAATTTGGTCAAATATTTTCAAGGAAAAAGTCTGACTGAGATAAATATTTACGTGCTAAAATGCCGTAAGGGTTTAAGTACACGGACATAGAGTCCAAATTTACTTGCTTAATTAAAGGAGAAAATTATGAGCAAAATCATCGGTATCGATTTAGGTACAACAAATAGCTGTGTGGCAATCCTGGAAAACGGAGTTGCCAAAGTAATTGAAAACAGCGAAGGTGCGAGAACAACACCATCAATCATTGCATATACCAAGGACGAGATCCTAGTAGGTGCAACAGCAAAACGACAAGCAGTCACAAACCCAAAGAATACAATCTACGCCAGCAAGCGCCTTATTGGTCGCAAGTTTGACGAGAAAGAAGTACAAAAAGACATCGACTTGATGCCTTATTCAATTATCAAAGCTGACAACGGTGACGCTTGGATTGAAGCCAACGGCGAGAAACTTGCTCCACAGCAGGTGTCAGCTGAAGTGCTACGTAAAATGAAAAAGACAGCAGAAGACTATCTGGGTAAAGAAGTTACACAGGCAGTTATCACTGTGCCTGCTTACTTCAACGACAGCCAACGTCAAGCAACCAAAGACGCAGGACGTATCGCTGGACTAGAAGTTCTACGTATCATCAATGAGCCAACAGCGGCCGCATTGGCATATGGTGTAGACAAGCAAGACAAGAAAGATCGTAAGATCGCTGTGTATGACTTGGGTGGTGGTACATTTGACATCTCCATTATTGAAATTGCCAACATTGACGGCGACAAGCAAATTGAAGTGTTGAGTACAAACGGTGACACATTCCTAGGTGGTGAAGACTTTGACCAAGTTCTTATGGATCATTTGGTAGCAGAGTTTAAGAAAGACAATGGTATTGACCTAAAGCAAGACGTGCTGGCTTTACAGCGTTTGAAAGAGTCTGCTGAAAAGGCCAAGATTGAATTGTCTAGTGCCGCAAGTACAACTGTTAACTTGCCATACATCACAGCAGATGCCAGTGGTCCAAAGCACATGAATGTGACTATCAGCCGTGCCAAGTTTGAGCAAATGGTTGAGAAACTGATCGAGCGTTCAATTGAGCCATGTAAGATTGCTATGAATGATGCCAAAGTTACAGCCGTAGATATCGACGAAGTTATCCTAGTTGGCGGCCAAACACGTATGCCCAAAGTGCAAGAAGCAGTTGAGAAACTGTTTGGCAAGGCACCACGCAAAGATGTCAACCCAGACGAAGCAGTGGCCGCAGGTGCCGCAGTACAAGGCGCTGTTCTAGCAGGCGACAAGACAGACGTGCTGTTGTTGGACGTGACTCCATTGACATTGGGTATTGAAACAATGGGCGGAGTGTTTACCAAGCTGATCAGCAAAAATACAACTATACCAACCAAACACTCACAAACATTCTCAACAGCAGAAGACAATCAACCAGCTGTGACAATCAAAGTTGCACAGGGCGAGCGTGAGTTGTTTAAGTATAATAAGATGCTAGGTGAGTTCAATCTAGAGGGTATTGACCCTGCACCACGCGGTATGCCACAGATTGAAGTCACACTAGATTTAGATGCAAACGGTATCTTGAATGTAAGTGCCAAAAATAAAACCACTGGCAAAGAAAACAAGATAACTATCAAGTCTGATTCCGGACTAACTGAAGCTGAAATCCAACGTATGGTTCGTGAAGCTGAAGAAAATGCCGAATCAGACAAGAAGGCAGCAGAATTGATCGGAGCACGTAATCAAGCTGAAGGTACTACACACAGTATCAAGAAAGACTATGAAACGTATAAAGATCAATTGACTGAGGAAGAAAGAACCAAATTTGACGAAGCAGTAAAAGCAGTGGAAACTGCTTGTGCTGGTGAAGACAAAGAGGCGATTGACAAATCAGTACAGACTTTCTTTGAAGCCGCTGGTCCGGTTATGACTAAAAAACAAGCCGCTGAATCAACGACAGACGAAACCCCAGCTCAAAGCCAATCAGCTCAAGAGCAAACGGTTGATGCTAGCTTCACAGAAGTTGACAAAGAAGAAAAGAAGTAATATAATGTAATTGTAGGACGCCTTCGGGGTCCTACACATTCTTGCTTAATATAAGGAGATTAAAAATGGCAACAATGCAATTAAAAGCGGTGAGTCCAGCAGACTTCGCCAATCTAAGTAGAGCCTTAATTGGCTTTGATCAAATCTTTAACCAAAGATTGCAACAAGCAAACAGTAACTATCCTCCACACAACATTGTGAAGTATAGTGACAGTGAATATGCTATTGAAGTAGCAGTGGCAGGTTTCAGCAAAGAAGAAATCACAGTAGAAGTTGACCAGGATCAATTGATTGTTCGTGGTGTTCAGGGTGAAGTAGTAACCGAAGGTAAGGAATACTTACATCGCGGACTAGCTAGCCGAAACTTCGAACAGACATGGACACTGGCTGAATACATGGAAGTTAAAGATGCCGAAGTCAAAGACGGTATGTTGGTCATTCAAATTGACCGCATCATGCCAGAAGCACTGAAGCCTCGACAAATTGTAATTAAATAATCAACGGGGGAGGAAACTCCCCCTCTTAATAGAAAGAGCTAGAATGTCAAATACAGATGTAATGATCGATGAGAAGATCAAGATACGTGCTACCGAACCCCGACGTTGGAAAGTCATCTTGTTAAATGACGATTCTACTCCTATGGAGTTTGTTATTGTTCTACTAGTAGATATATTCAAGCATACAGTTGACAGTGCCAAAGATGTCATGCTCCAAGTACACGAAACTGGCTCCGGCGTAGCTGGAATCTATAGTTTTGAAATAGCAGAAGCCAAAGCAGTTGAAGCTACCAATCAAAGTAGACAAGACGGCCATCCTCTGCAGATAAAGCTGGAGGAAGAATGAGCCTTAGAGAATTGACCAAAGACGCACATACTAATGCAGAGCGTCAAGAATTTGTTAAAATACTGTTCAGTGGCAATATCAATCCCAAACTGTATGCAGTATTTTTAAAAAATCAACATCCGCAGTATGAAATAGTAGAAGTGTGTGCCATGATGCATCCTGGACTGCTGTCCGGCATGCCCGATGTTCGTCGTGCCCCCCATATTCTAGCAGACTATGAGGAACTGTGGGATGATGAAACAGACGGTAAACCGCACATTTTAAAAACCACAGATAACTATTGTAAACATATCTTGAGTATCAAGGATGATCCTAAAAAACTGATGGCACATATATATGTGCGCCATATGGGAGATCTAGCAGGCGGGCAGATGATAGCTAAGAAAGTTCCAGGTGCTGGTCGAATGTATCAATTTGAAGATCCTGAAAAACTCAAAACAATGATACGTGAAAAAATCAGTGACGATATGGCTGACGAAGCTAAACTGTGTTTTGACTTTGCTACAGAGACATTTAAAGAAATGTTGGAATTAGTCGAATACAAAGATGAGTAAAGTTTGGGATACACTAATAGATATCCAACAACTTTTAGAGGATAATTTTGAGCGCACTGGCACTGAAGTTTTCGAGCCTGGAATGGATCGTTTTAACCAACCTGGCTGGGTTAATAGGGTATGGACTAGTGATCTCTATCGCCGTGCTCACGTTGATGTGGTTGACGCGAGAGATACTAAAGGCCTTTGGATGATGCACTGTTGCATCTTTCCACATACACATAATCCTGCTCCAATTTACGGCTTTGATGTCATAGCTGGCAAGAACAAGATAACTGGCTGTTTTCATGATTACTCTAAAGCAGGCGATGCTGACCATCCAATGATGCAATGGTTTGCAGGAGAAGTAGCCAAACTGGAATGGCGCAAAGAACGTGCTTTACCTGAATGGGCTACTAATATATTCAGTAAAAGTATGGTAGCCGCGGGCAATGTACAAGACGAAACAGAGCTAGAACAGATTACCGACCTAGCTAGAACTACAGTAGCACACTATCTGAGCACAGTAGCAGAAACTAACAATACTGCTGAAAACACTACAGAAGCACAAAATTACTATGCACAGAATCAAAAGTGTAACCCGCATACACCCCGTGTAATGGTCAGTTTAGGTCTAAGCGAAGAAGATGTTGAACATTTCATACAGGAATGCCTGTTCCCTGAAATAGTATAAATATTACACTATGCGTGTAATTGACATTTTAAACGAATCTACTGATATTAATTCTGATTTGCAATCTATTATTCATTCTGTTGAAGATAATCCCGAAATAGCTCGTGAAGTTCTTCAGACGATTACTGATATGACAGATCAAATTGAGCAAGTCTTACAGACTGAACCAACGCCTGCAGTTAATCCCCAACTGCAACCCCAGCCCCAACAACAACCTGAACAAGAACTAGAACCTGAACTAGATCAAGAATATGATGATGCAACAGACTCGTATCCAGGACAACCAAACGGCCCAGAACAACACCCAGAGCAACCTTTGTATGAAAATGACGATACTGCTATCTTAACACTTGAACAGGAATTAAACAAATTCAAAAAATACCATGACCTGCTGATTGCTCAAGGGTTGATTGATGACGCTAATGAATTTGCATCGGCCATAGCTAATTTAAAAAATGAAATAGACAGCAGAACAAATCCGGATGTTACTCGAGACGAAGTAGAAAAAAATATTACTGCTAGAGTAAAAAAACTTTCGCAACTGACCGATCTAAAGGTAAAAAAAGCTGTAGGTTCGGCATTGGCAACTGCATGGTTTAACGGTAAGGAACGTGGAATAGGCCATCAACTAATTTATCAATTTCTAGATGATTGTGCAGATGACAGTACCAAGCCAATTGATTTACCTACTATAGTTGCCAATGGCGGCGATGGTACGTTGGTTCCTTCAAGCAGTCCATATTTTAATTTATTAATCGATCTTGGTAAAATAAATCCCGGATCAGGAAACTCCGCATCTGGTCAAGGTGAATGGATGCTGGTGCTAGCGGGTAAAAATACTGAAAAGATCCATCCGGGAGACATTGGGATAGTAAGACCAGATGGACCATCTCTCAAAATCGAAGTAAAAGCATCTGATAGTCCTAAAGAAGATTATGCACAAAAAGGCGGTACAGGAGTTAGTGATTTTGTACTCAGTTGTGGGAAACTTGATGTACGCAAAGCAAAAGAGATAATGGAGTTCTGGACCAATGAGGTATTAGGACAGAGTCATGTAGTTCCTGCACTGGGCGATAAGAATATTTCAGCTCTTAATGAAACAGTCTTTATGCCAATGAATGCGAAAAGGGCTGGTAGTGTACAAAAAATGTTCAAAGAAATGTATCTAGCTGTTGCACCAGAGCCCAGTATGCTTCAGTATATCAATAACATTGTAGAATCTATTCCTAAAAATGGCAAAATTGATTACAAAACAACCAGCGCACATGTGGCAGTACTGGCGGCTGCGCATTATCAATTAATTAACAAACACCAATCATTATTACTGTTAAATATTCCAACACTAAGTTACTCTGTTGTCAACGATCCAGCTACTATGCAGGATCTAATAGCTAGCTTAGAAGAAAATATAACTATTTCGTCTATAATTGATTTTAGACCAAACCCTAGCGCATTGGCAACATTTAAAAAAATAATAGCCAAAGTTCCAAAAAAGAAAAAAACTGAATCAATTTCTGAACACAGACAAGCTCTTGCAGAAGTTGACAGTCTTCTCCGCAAACTATTTTAATATATTAGTAATCTGCGTATATAATACACTAGTATAATTCTCTGTTCTCACGGCTTAAATAATAATAAGACCTAGTGGGAGCGAAGACCATGTCTAAATTGGCGATACTATTGCTATCCTTAATGCCTATTGTGTGTGTTTCTGCACCCATAGGCGACTATCAATTCAAAAGCCCTAGCTTTAACGGTGTAGGTTACAGTTCTCACGTGCTTACTATCGAAAATCAAGAATTCACTCGACAGGTACAAGTTAAGAAAGATATACAAGCCGCATTAGACAAAGCCAAAGCTGACGCGGCTAACACCAACATATCTAAGTTTCTAAACAACTTGGAAAGTCGTATCTATGCACAGATCAGTCAAAATTTAGCCACTGCCATGTTTGCCAATGGCGGCACTAACAGCGGCACATTAAACTTTGAGGGTAATACTATATTCTGGTCAAAGGATGGCACGGCCGTAACAATGACAGTCACCGATGTCACTGGAAATCAGACCACTGTAGTAATTCCTCTAAGTCAATTCCAATTCCAATAATATGAAAAAGATTCTACTTGCACTTATTGTTGTGATGCTGAGTGGATGTGCAGTGATCCAAAGCACAGGGTTGACTGAAGTAGATCCCACATTGACAACTCAACGTGTTAATATCAAAAAAGAATTTGATAATATGCCTGCGCCAGCTAACGGCAAACCTGTCAGTGTTGCAGTTTATGGATTTACAGATAAAACAGGACAACGTAGACCACAACCAAATGTGGCCAGTTTGAGTACAGCAGTTACACAAGGCGCTGAAACATTCTTGATACAGGCCTTGCAAGGTGTTGGACAAGGTCGCTGGTTTGAAGTAGTGGAACGTGTGGGTATTGATAACCTCACTAAAGAACGTACCATCATTAGACAGATGCGCGAAGCATACGAAGGTGCCAATGCCAAACCTTTGATGCCTATGCAATTTGCAGGTATAATCATGGAGGGCGGTATTGTAGGATATGATGCTACATCTACCAGCGGCGGCGCTGGCATGCGTATATTTGGTATTGGCAAACAAACACAGTGGTCAACAGACACAGTGACCATTAGTTTACGTGCTGTCAGTGTCAATACAGGTAAGGTGTTAGCTGTGGTTACTGTACAAAAAACTATTTTATCAACAGCAGATAGTGCAACAGCATTGAAGTTCTTTGATCAGGGCACACAGGCATTTGAAGCAGAGATGGGTCTAACAATCAACGAGCCAGGAACCTATGCAGTCAAGGCCGCAACAGAGATGGCTGTAGTTGAGTTGATCAAAGAAGGAGCAAGAAAAGGCATATGGGAATACAAGCCGGACACTCCGGTAGTTTTACCAGCACCTGTAGTTGAAAAGAAAGCTCCAGTAATCAGTAGCGAGATTAAGAAAGAAGTAGAGGAGAAGAAAGATGTCGTGGTTCAACCGCAGGCCGTGCCCGAAACAAAAACAGAAACCATACCCAGTGCCCCCGCAGAAGTAAAGGTTGAAGAAAAGAAAGCTGAAGTAAAGAAAGACAATGTCAAACCCAACGAAACAAAAATAGCACAAGATACTGCTAGATCGTTATTTGGCAAACGTAAATTGAAAGAAGATTCTTATTTGTATTCGGAGCAGGATTATACAAGCGTTAAGAAGTGGCAGTTCAAGAAAGGCACAGTGGTAGATGTAAGACAGCCTGGAAGTGAAGGCTGGTTTAGAGTAACAGACAGTGAATCAAGGGGCGGATGGATTCGTACAGAGCAGTTAGAGGAAGTAAAATAAGGTGTTGTTTTTTTAACAGTGTTGATTTTTTTACACCTTAGATGTAACGAAAAAATAACAGCAGTACTAAATTAAAGTCAACAATGTAGTAAATATTTTACAAAGGAAAAAGATGTAGCGAGAACAGTAGTACTAAAGGAACAGAGTTCCAAGGAGCGATGAGGGGATAAACTAAGCGTTTGTAAACAGTTACAAACAAGGTGTTCCAACCCAAATCAAGTAATGATGATGAAAACATCAAGTTTAAAAGGCGCTGGTAAGTTGTCGCGAAAATTACTTACAATTCTTATGGTGTCTGCAATGCCACCATTGGGCTATGCTGTTGACAACAGTATCTACATCGATCAGACGGGGAGTAATGCTGTGATTAATATTACTCAGGATGGTGCAGGTAATACAGTTAAAGCATTGACAAGCAACAGAACAGATGCGGCTATAATTAATGCCGATGGTGCTAATATTGCAATAACACAAGTTGGATCGGGCAACACAGTATCGTTAGGAGTATCGGCATCAGTAACAAGTGGTATATCTACCGATATTACATATTCTACAGGTACCAGTGGAGTAACCGGATCAACAGCCATATTCAATGTTAATGCAGGTGGTACTCAATCAAATGCAAGCAAGACCAGTATTAATGTGTTACAAACTGGCAACAGCTCTAAATTTGAAGCCGATGTCACAGGTACGGGCAATAGTATAAGTGCTACCACAGCAGGACCAAGTGACGATGTGTATTCTAAAATGCGTGGAAGCAGTAACACAGCCAATGTCAGTTTTAGCGGTACCGGCGGCTCAAACCAAGCAGTACTTGATCAATCAGGTAGCGGCAGTAATGCCATTGGAATCAATGCAAGTAGTACAGGTAACTATTTTGGTGTAACACAAGTTGGTAGTTTGAATACTGTTACAGTTGGCGGATACACATCCGGTGCGTTAGCAGGCGATGACAACACTGTGTTAATTCAACAAAATGGTACAAGTAACTTGGCTAATTTAGGAATTACAGGTGCTAGTAATAGTGTTAATATTAACCAAGGCGGCACCGGCCAAGATGCTAATGTAAAAATTAGCGGCGCAAGTAACACTGTTAACATTAGTCAAGGCGCTGGCAGTAATTTGTTAACTCCGCTATCTCGTTAACATGGTTAAATTTTTAATAGGCGTTGTAGCTCTGTTAGCAATCTCACAGAGCTACGCGGCTATTGGCACCATAACTGAACAAGTGAACGCGGCACCAACAGTAACACGCAAAACTCAAAATATAGTTGGAACCAAAGGCACTGGTATGGAGATGAACGATACTGTTCGCACAACTCAGGGCAAGGTTGGGATAACATTCGAAGATCAGACCAAAGTACAAGTAAATGAAAACAGCAAACTAGTCATTGATGACTTTGTATACGATGCCAAGAAAGGCGCAGGTAAACTATCTCTTAATATGGCGTTGGGCACTGTGCGCTATGCATCAGGACAGATAGCCAAAAATAATCCGCAGAATGTGGGTATCACTACACCAAGTGCCACTGTCAGTGTGCGTGGTACAGACTTTACTGCTACAGTAGATGAACTGGGTCGTAGTACATTTATTCTATTACCCAGCTGTCCCAGTGATAGACTAACTCGTACTGTTAGCGATATTGAAACAAACTGCAAAGTTGGAGAGATTATTGTTGAAAGTGATGCTGGCCAAGTCGTATTAAATCAGGCGTTTCAAGCTACTAGAGTAGATAATAGAGGCACACCTCCTAGCCCGCCTGTCATATTAAAACTTAGCGAAGGTGCTATCAACAACATGATGATTGTTGCTCCTCCTAAAGAATTAAATCAAGATCAGCAAAAAACTAACACAAAATTTGAAATGAAAAATGCATTAGACATGAATTTTCTCAAAGAACAAGGGCTTGCTAATGTGTTGGATCAGCAACAGCAAGAAGTATACCAAGACAAACTAGCACGTAATTTCCTTGATCAGAACTTTCTTGCAAATATACTAGACATTATCGATAGTATGATGAAGGCACAGATGAATTTATTAAATACTACAAGTAATAGATTACTTCCAGATTACAATGCTCTAACCGGGATTGTGGTAGACATACAAGAACCCAAGATCACACTGAGCAGGGATGATGGCAGTAATGTGATGAGTGTAACTACTCCTACAAGTCAAAATACCACGATCTACATGACACAAGGTGCCATGGATACTATTAAGAATAGAGTTAATAGCGGAGGCAGCACAGTTATAACGCTGATACAGAGATGATAAGACAATCAAATTCCAGTTACGTTGAATCGCAAAGACGCAGACAAAAAGAAAAAGAAGCGATAGCTCGTGATAACTTAATCAAAGGTATGATAATAGCTCCTATATATTTGTTAGCTTGGTTTCCTATAGTGTGGATAATATCTAAGGTATTTGGCAAATGAAATTCTTAATAGTTGCGATAGTCATATCTATGGCCGGTTTGCAATGTTCAAACACTAAGGCTGCCGATAATACTATTATCATCGATCAAATAGGTAGCGGCAACACGACTACAATAGTTCAAGATGGCAGTGGCAATACTGCCAGTGTAACAGCTGGATCTACTAGTGCTGTTGATTATAATGTGTTTGCCATAACACAACAGGGTAATAATAAGACTGCAAGTATAGAACTAAAATCAGGAATTAATAACACATTTAATATACAACAAGATG